AGAAATCTTTGAACTTATACTTACCAGTACCTCTATGTAAATAAACACACATACTAGGAGTTTTCTCCTTAGGATTAAAAACACTTTTAAGTTTTACATCCTGCCCGGTTAGTTTTTCAGATAGTTTGCAATAATGTTGAAACACCCAGGTTTCTGGTACAGTTTTATAATCATTTACCAAATATTTAGTGGATAGCATGACCATTAAATTTTTAAGATAAAAATAGGGGAGATGATATATCCCCCCTTATCTTTATAAGATTATAAATTAGAATTCAAAATCACTGTTGCCTTCTGGTTCAAAGTCACTTACAGTTTCTACTGCTTTCTTTTTCTCAGCAACTAAATGTTCTGACTCATCAAATTCAACTACATTGTCTGCATGGTCAATGTCAGCAAATGCATATTTCTTATTTTTAGATTTAACTAAATGTAAGTCATATTTAGTATAACCATTTTTATCAGTATATGCTCTACCACCTAAACATAAGTATAAGTAACCTGCTTCACTGTCAGTTAAAATAACTTTTGCTTTTGCTACAAAATCTTCAATAGTATCAGCAGTGATGCTGTCTAATTGCTCACTTAATCCTAAAGACTTTGCAATAGCTGCTAAGCTTCTTAAGATGTTTTGGTCACGGTTAATAACTATACCTGAAGGTAATGTTTTATCCTCAAAAGCATATTGAGAATATTTTACTCTACCAATTTGACCTTGGAATCTTCCTTTAGATTGGTCATCTTTATCAATAAAAAATCCTTCAAAATCACTTCCTATTGGAGCTGATTCTAAAGATAATACTAAATGATAAGAATCTGCATTGAATCCGGGAGTTAATTGGATGTCATAAATGCGGGCAGTGATGTTACCTGGGTATAAAGTTTTACTTACTTTACTTTCTGTTTTGATGTTCTTAGTACTTAAAGACATGATTTCTGTTTTTATTAGGTTAATTAATTTTCATAGTTTAATATTGCTTCTCTTACAAGTTGCAAGTCATTTGGAATAGCTTGTTCAGTAAACATTCCTTTAGGTGATTTACATGTATTGTCACCTGAGTTTACAGTTTCAAATACATAAGAGATAACACCGTCTTTATCTTTTTTCACTTTACCAAATAGTACAACGGTGAATAAGCCTTCCAAAGTTAGCTTCTCATCAACCATTTTACCAATAGTTTTAGCTTTATATTTCTTTCTACCTTCAATATCAGTACCTTCCTCAACATGAGTTAGATAGAATACCATCAAATCTTCTCTCAAAGATAAAGGAAGTTTTGATATTCTAGCCAATGCGGCACCAATTTGTGTAAATTTTTCAAAACCTTTCTCATCTGATCTATCAAAGAACTCAAATGAAGACATGTATTGAAAGTCATCCACTACAATATTTTTGATTTCAGGTCTTTTCTCAGATACATATTTCAAACAAGCCTCAATTTGTTTGTGGTTTGCTGACATGTACATGTTACCATCTGGATTTTCTTTAGACCAGATAGTATATTTTGATTTCCAACCTTTGAATGGTAATGCTTTACCACTAATATTTATAATAAATGTTTCTTTTGGGTCCAGGTTTTCTATAGATGTACTCTTACCTGAACCAGATTCTGCAATTACAAGAATGCCTTGTGCCATGTTACTTAGATTTTTTAGCTGATTCAATATTTGTTTTTCTTATAAGATCATTTAACCACTGCTTATCTGAAACAGGTAGTCTCCACTCAATGGCACAATGATCCTTCATTGTCATTTTACTCATTGGAGCATCTTTAGGCTCGGGACTGTCTTCTTCATCCATTTCAAATGGAGGTTTTTCATCAAGAACGGTATAATCAGAAGTAGCTGTGGACTTAAGAGCTAAGGAAGTCAAATTGATCTCTTCTAATTCTTCTATCGGTACAAACCATCTGTCATAAGTTTCCTCAGACTTCTTGTAATACTCATTCAAATAATCTGGATTACCTTTCAATCTATACAATGATCTCTTTTCAGGATCAAGTGGATTGTAAAAGTTATCCGTTAGTTCTGTAAAAAAGTTTTCTGCCGTTAATTCTTTCTCATACAAAGAAATGTAAAGGCCGTCTTTCCATTTGAAAGCTGCTTTAGGATAGAAATAAGGATTAGATATTCCTAACATTTCAAATGCTAGTGAATGGTTAGCTCTCATTTCTTCCACAATCAACTTTCTTTCTTCCGTTGATGGTCTTTGTGTAAGCAAAGGTTTCTTTTCAGCAACCGTACTCTTCTTACCAATTGACCTAGTGCTTAAAGCCATGTTTTAAGGTTTAGTGGATAATACTTGTTTTTTGGCTGATCCAAATGCCGGTGCTGCTCCCTCTTTAACTTCAAAATGCTTAAGGTCTTGATCAAACAAAAGCATGCACTGCTCACCGTAACGGTTCTTGATAAGATGGAAAACCATCATACCATTGTGCACTTTAAGTTTTTCTGGACCATACTGTGATATTCCAAGAACGTCAGGTCTGTTCATTGCAATAGTTACATCAGCATTTTGCATGAGGGCATCAGCTCCAAAGATATCAGATGCCGTAGGATAGTTCCCAACTACCCCATTTTCTTTTCTTTTTGGGTCTTCAATTGTCCTATTCATTTGTGATAGGATTATATACATGCTATCTGGAATTCTTTTCTTCAGATAGACAAGCTCTGTAGAAAGAGCATACAAAGTATCTATTTGACTTTGTTCATCTGTACTTCTTTTAGTTAGTACAGAGTGGTCAATAGTTACAATGATGGGTTTTTTTACAGCTTGGTAGAACTTAATAACTTCTTTACGGAAATCCGTAGCTGTTAATGGATCTGTAACATAGTAAATGTCATCATTCTTTCTAGCTTCATGATACTTCTGGATATTATCCATGTCTTGCTGACTCAGATAAGTTCCAGGTTTTGCACTAAATAGTTGAGCCATTTCCATGTTCATTGGTTTTGTAAGTTCTCTGGCACCAATTGACCTGTCACTCATTTCAAATTGAAAGTTCAGAATAGCAAAGTCCTGGTCAGGGTTATTATAATGGGCATAGTTAGTTATTTGTGAAACTACAGCGGTCTTACCAGTGCCGGGTCTACCAGCAATTACATAAACACCACCCCATTCCAGTCCATCTAACATAACACCATTAAGTTTGGCCCAAGGAGTTTTAATGGATCTGATCAAACCGTGTTTTCTCTTGTTAATATAACTAAGAGTTTCTTTACGGATCTCAGAAACATGCCTCCATTTAGGAGCTTGTTGTGGGTTAGGACTTTGTTGTTGTGTACTCATTCTTTAATTTGTTGCTAAATTATTAGCGGGTCTACAAAGATACAACCTGACATGCAAATAAGCAAGTTTTTTCTAAGATATTTTATACATTTGTACATCACTCTCATTATCACTTGCATCATCTCCATTCTGGATTCTTTCTATATATTCCAGGATGGTATAGTTATTCACTCCAGCTTTTTGTACCATAATAAAATTGGAGGCTTTCATGGTGTACTTCTCTTCTACTATCTCAGATAGATAGAGATCCGTAGCACTTTGTATAGTTGGCCAGTCCAGGCCGGGATTCATATAAAACAACTTTGCAAATTTCTCACTCACCTCTGCAATAGTTGCTTTTTTCATTTTGGGAAACTTGTTCCTGTAAGTAGCAATCTCAGTAAGATATTCTTCCCCGAGCAGGTTGGTGCTGACATTAGGCTTTGTTTTTCTATACAAAGCATCTAATGCACTTAGCACTTCTTCCCCTCTTTTGGTAACCTTATTGTCTTCAGTTAACATATTCATAGCTTTTAGCATAACTATGTCTCCTTTTACAACAGTACCGGATAGAATATTAAATGTAACATTGTTACTAAAGCAATACAGTATGTAATGCTGATTGGGAGTTATCCCACTTTTCTTTAACTGAGTGTAATAATGCAAACTCATCTCCGTAGTTTTTTACTAGATCATAAATAATATTATCATAAATACTGATAAAGATAGGGTCAGTTGCAAGAAGATCAGTGGCAGTTCTAACTGAATGAATAACAGTTGTATGATCACGGTTTCCTAACTTTTCCCCAATAGGATTAAGATTATATCCTTGTCTTTTAGCAATATAACAAAATATTTGTCTTAACATGACAATTTCTCTGTATCTATGCTTAGACTCAAGACTACAACCCATGTTTTTAAACTTTTCAGGAATGTGACTATCAACAATCTTTTTAATATTATCCAAACTTAATGCATTTTGTACAATTTTGTCTTTTTCTCTGTTTATAATAACAACAGGCCTAAAGCCCACTTTATCATAAAAATTTTGCTGGAATTCATCTACCAGTTTTTTGATAAGCTTTTCTTCATATTCTTTTGGATCCATAAGGTGTTAATTTTAAAATTTAGTTGGTGAGTAGAGTAAAATGTGGTATATTATTATGTAGATACTATATTATTTTTTATTCTTAAATATTTTAATTATGGCAGTAACATTAGCTTATTATGCTCATACAGATGAATCTGGTTTCCCGATTCCATCTACAATGATGGGTTTTAAAGCAGAACCTACAAGTTATAACAACTTAGTATTGTTACCAACTACACAAATG